ATGGCATTGAAAAAAACGAGCTTTTATCACACGCGCAATAAAATAATCCCCAACAACAAAGCCGCCGCTGAATTACTGGGCGTTGATATTGCTGAAATAGCACGAATGGACAAGGAAGGCGCTCCGGCTGTCATGGAGCGTTATATTCTGTTATGGGACTCTAAACGAATCAACTCGCCCGGCTGGGATGGATGGTGTTTTAGTCGCGGATCACTGATGCACAAGAGAATGATTTGGAAGCCTGAAAACCTGTTAAATGCGCGTCGAGAAGCTGAACGAATTGGGCAACTCGAAGCGGAAATACATAAACTTTACAGCCTTTACGGGTTAATCAAGATTACTAAAAAGTTGATTTATAAAAAAATAGGCCGAAGATATTATCGATAACTGGTTTTGCAATGTTCGTTGTTTTGGTCGCATGTTACGGTTTTCATCCATGTTTTTTTAGCAATATGAACAGGCGCTTCAACTGATGAATTATTCAATCCGGCTAATTCATCAGCATAAGCCGATAATATTATCGTAAAACCATGTTGAATAAATAACTTTTGATATTTGTTTCTAAAATCAAATAGAATGCTATAATGAAATCAGTAACAAAAACCATACGCTAGGATACGATCATGGCAAGAGGCGGAAAAAGAGAGAACTCAGGTAGACCAAAAAGTGAGCCAACCAAAACAATTCGCGTACCAGATGGTGCGCTGGATGCGGTCGAGGCGTTCATACGGTTGTATAAAGGCGATGAAGCCGAAACGGACTACGTAATACTAAACATCGCGATCGCAAAAACAAAATGGTGTGCTATGCGCGGAGATTTCACTGATAGTCGAGAAATTAAGAATGCAGTCAAAATCCTTGAAAAAAGAGCAGACGAATTAGAACGCACCGATCCAAACGATATAAACGCTCTTCAAAACTGGGATGAAGCGATTAAGCTTGAAGCATTAGCAGAAGAATGGTCGAAAATTGGCATTAAAGGATTGGACATATAAATAACAGTGTTTCAACACGAGAACAATAATTTTTAACGGTGCGTTTTCAACACGTTTTTACGAATACCCGATTTTTTGTTCCTTTTCTTCACCCATAGAACGAAAAATCTGTAAAACCTGTGAGGTGTAGAAAGGCAGCAAAACCAATAAAACCAACGGACGAATGAACCACCAACCGAAAGCATTTATCAGCTTACCTGTTAAATGCCTTAAATCCTGACTAGGTTGTTCGGAAAAATGGCATTGAAAAAAACGAGCTTTTACCACACGCGCAATAAAATAATACCCAACAACAAAGCGGCCGCTGAATTACTGGGCGTTGATATTGCCGAAATAGCACGAATGGACAAGGAAGGCGCTCCGGCTGTCATGGAGCGCTATATCCTATTATGGGACTCTAAACGAATCAATTCGCCGGGATGGGATGGATGGTGCTTTAGTCGCGGCTCGCTGATGCACAAGAGAATGATTTGGAAGCCTGAAAACCTGTTAAATGCTCGGCGTGAGGCTGAACGCATTGGACAACTGGAAAATGAAATACACAAGCTATACACCTGGAAAGGCTTAATAAAAATAGCTGGTTATTTATTTAAAGCTTCATAAGCTTCCCGTGCCTTTATAAAAGCATTAGCGCAATGCATCCGCGTTGCGTTGTCTTTCATGTTATAGCATTCATCAGGTTTTTTATATTGGGACTTAAAATCATTCAATTCCTTTCTAACTTCCATATATGCATGCTGGCTTTTTTCCTTTATTAACATTTCCCTAGTTTTTGGAATCTGAAATAAAGGCAAAGGAATAATACTTTCTTGGTGACCCGGAACAACGCCTTCTAATTGATTATTTTGTTGTGGTGGTGCCGTAGAAATTGGTACGGTAGCAAGAGCACGTAAATTATTAAATTGATTAGCCTGCGCACTCTGATTTTTAATAGTTTCATTAAAACCCCATATTGCTGCCCCCGTAAAGAATATAAAGCCAAACGTTGTAAGCATCCCGGCCAAAACTATCCCAAAAGCCACACCGAAAATAATCTTCCATATTGATACTTGTTTGGCGGATTTTTGCTCGTTATATCTTCCCATAAGCCCTCAGCTACGAAAATGTTTAGAATGATCTTTATCGTTAGTATCCTATAACCTTTATTCAAAAATGTCACTAAGCCGATTAGCTAGCGACTCCGTGACCCCGTCCTATTGTCGGTCATAAATCAAAAGCGGTTAACGGTACGAATGGGGCGAAGCCGATCACCACGCCCTTGCTCATTTTGCGCTAATTCATATACATTTTGCGTGTGCAATGAGCAAGGCAGCGAACCGACAAAGTACATTAAACCGGCTTACGTGAAATACCGGTCGGGCGTTGCCTACCTGTCTACCTTCGAATCACCAAGATCACAAGCCATATCAACGGGTTTTGTTTTACCTAATAAAGACTATTGAAGCGGCAAAGTAATGGTGCGGGCTAAAACAAAAGCGGGGTTAATAGTAACGGGGTTGGGTAAATTCCGTTACTCGATGTCCAAAACATTCGCCTGGTCGGTAACATGTCCGTTACTGAACCAGGTTAACAACCGGCCGGCGAGTAACGATTACGATCAAAAATGCGCTTTCTGCAGGCACCTGTAGCGGTCAATTGCCGACCTGTTACCCTACGGCCACAATCACACGCACATAAACGCCCCCAATCACGTCGGCATTTTACGGACTCGGCCAAAGCGCGCGCAATCGGGTACGGAACTCCATTTCCTATGGCGCTGGCAAGACCGGACCGCGTAAATGCTGGAATGTCAAAACCTACCGGCAAACCTTGAAGGCTTGCGAGTTCTGAAATTGGCCTTGAATCATTGGCCGTCACTGTCGGTTCTTTTCCATTTCCGCCACCTAATCGCTCAATCATCAGCTGCGTACCATCCCGCGTACCAAATTGAACATGACGTAAACGCCGCTGTTTAGACCCAAAATCGGCCGAATTCAGGTCAAGCCGCTGCCATGAATAACCGTCGATACGTATATCAGGAACGCCGGGAACATTTTCTGCAAGCCACCAGACGGGCGACGCTTCTAAAACAATTCGCTTGAATTGCTTAAGCATTTCAAGGCCGTTTCCGGTTGGTTCCGCCCTCCTCGCCTTTGAAAAATCCTGACAGGGCGGACCGCCTATAACGCCGTCAAATTTGCCCGGCATGACCGTAAATTTCCTAATGTCGCCGCCGAAAATTAAATCAGGTCCACGGACAACGCAAAAACCGGCATCTTCAAAACCACGATCCAATAGACCAATACCGGGAAATAATGAAAGAACCAACATAACGTTACTCTACTGCGTTAAATAATATCCGGATAGTAACGGCTAAAGTGTTACTTGTCAACCGAAACAATCACCTGGTCGGTAACATATCCGGCCCCAGAAAGCCCGAAGCCGCATTCATTGGAACGTAGCGTTAAGCATCAATCTCAAACTTGCCCTTATAGCCGAGTTTCTTCATTGCTGTATATGCTCGATCAAGGCTTGTATAAACCTTGTTTGCACCCTCACGGCTTGAGTTCTTAAGAACGTCATTAACCCCTGCACCATAGGCGAATACTTCCCATACGGGCTTCTCATCTTCAACGGCCTTGAATCCGGCAAGGAATGTAATCAACTCAATGCCGTCAAATTCAATCAATTTTTTTAGTTCGTTTGCAGTCATGGCCGTTATTTCCTGTTCTTGTTAAAGTGAGTCTATTGTCTCACATAGTTTAAACTATGTCAACGCATTGTTTTAACTTTGTTTCACGTAGAACACAAACAGAACAATATTATCCTGCTACATTATTACAGCTAATTAGAAGCCACCTGAGCCGGTAAAGAATCGTCTTTGATGTAACCGCCTTTGTGTCCAGTAAACCGAGTCACGATCTCGCCCTCGATCTCGCAATAATCCTCATAATCCTCCCGCTTACATTTCTTAGCGCTAATCAACCGCGTATTGCCTGATTGCGTCATTAATATAACCATCGGCACCTTACCTAAATATTTGCCCGCAACACCGGTTATCTTGCCAGCAATGCGCCATTCGGTCGAATAAGCCGGTTTGGCCGGTACTGATGGCACATTGACCGGAACAACTGCGCCTTGAATCTGAGTCGCTGAAACGGTCGTTGCGGCCTTGGCGGGTTTTGCCTTATCGTTCATTTTCTGAACTTTTTCTTGAGTTGCCGATACACCCCAGACCATGCCAACCAGACACAGCGCCATGACAGCCAAACCGGCCTTAAATTTCCAGCTATTGAAGAAGCTTGAGCTTACGACGCGCTTTTCATTCGGCGCTGCATTGCCCTGACTGTGCATGTGCGTCTTGTAATAGCGATAGACGCTTTCGCTATACCTACCATTTTCAGACGATACCAGCTGATTTTTTGGAGGAGTGTTGTCTTTGCCCAAACTTGCCGCTTTTCTGCAGGTGTAACGGATAAAACTATCTTCCCTACCCAAATCCAGATGCTTTGCGGTAATGATTGTGGTTTCAATCAAGGCACGAACCGGAGCGCATAGATCGGCCATATCCTGAGTGATTAAAACAATGTCCATTGAACGACCTGTATCGTCCGATCTATGCCCATGCTCTTTAAGTAACGCAAGCTGCGAATAAGGAATTGCGGTCATTTTCTGACCCTGCGGCCACAACCGCCACACCTCATCTATTATCAACATGACCCCGTTACCTACACTGTCCCAATCGTGCTTTACCAAGTCGTCAATAAACGTCACCCTGGCATCCGGGAAATCTTGCAATATCACGTCCATTTTCAACGGCAAATTAGTAACGATGTGCCGTCCCTCTTTCAAGCAAGGCGATACAAACAGCTCAATGCTGGAGTAGCTTTTTCCTGATCTTGGCTGTCCGGCCAAGCCGACTATGCCAGCCATTAGCCAATCACCGGCAGTCTACGAATAAGGAAACGAATCAAGTACGCACTACCCAAGGCCGCCAACGACTGAGGAATCAGGAAAAAATCGGCAAAATATCCCAACGGACCACTAAACGCCGTCTGCAAAAAAGCGATTTTAGCGGACAATCCGGAACCATCAAGCAGGGATTGCAACGCATCAAAAAGCCCATTGGCTAACGCATAAAATGACAACTTGACGTAATAAACAACTGCATCCATCACACCGGAAACAAGACCGGTTAAATACTCCAACGAGTATTTAATCCAATCCACCAAAGAAGTAAAAAAATCTGATATTTTTTGACCGATGCCCATGTTTTACGCGCTCATTAAGATGAAAATAAAACCGATTGCCATGACAATTGTCATAATCACAGTGACCGATGACCGTACCGACTCCATGAGCAAACAATGACCGCTGACCGAATGACTGCCCAAACCCACACCAGATAAATCCATTTCAATGGGTGGACATTCGCCACTGGCCGATACATTCAAGGAATATAACCCCTTAAGCCGATCAATACGCTCAGACGGTGAACAGGTGCCGGATGTGCAACTAGGAGATAATCCACAATTGCCATTACAAAGCACGGAAGATATAGCGGTTTTACCGTCTGATTTACCATTGCCGTGAACATTGCCCCCAGAGCTGAAAGAATCAGGGGCATTGAGTTTATCCAATATCCCCTTGGTATTAGCTTCAATGCCTTTGGTATGTGCTTCAATACCTTTTGCAGTTGCATCAGTCGCCAGACCCGATGTGTCGTTCGATGGACTACTGGTACTCGTTCCGACACCAGAACCCCGCCCCGTTCCACTACCATCACCCGACACAGCATCATCTACAGCGCGAGAAAGACCGGGCAATAAACCATCAATATTGCGATTATGAGCGTCGGCATTACCCGGATTTGACGCAGGTATTGCACCATCCTCAGTACCGATCTGAACACCAATATCGGTCGCTTTTTGTTTTGCGGCGGCAGAATTGGACGCGCGAGCCAATGCGTCTATTACATCATCGTTAGCTTTTGCAAATGCCTTAACAGCGCCCGCTATTGCCGCTTGGTCACCAGATGCTTTAGCGGCAGCAAGTGCAGCAGAAGCGGCATCCCTAGCAGCTTTCGCCGTATCGACAGAACCGGCCTTAACGGCGGCGGCATCGGCGGCAGCGGAAGCCAATTGGTCAGCTTGAGTTTTTTTGGCATCGGCCAACGCTTTAGTGGCAAGAATTTCCATGGACCGTTGCGCGTTAGCATCAGTAACGGTTTGAAGGTCATTTGAGCAAATATAAGAAGCGGGTTTGCAATCATCTATGGGAGGGCAATATTTCTTATTAACGTCACTAATGCAAATAGTAGGCGAAGATACCATTTCACATTGTTTCGTAGTTTTGTTGAAAAAATTGCCACCTGTCTCAGAACTGGCATTGCAATCTGGAATTGGCGCACAAACACCGCCATTATCATATTCAGTGGCAGAACAAACAACAGGCGGAGGACCACACATACCGGTTGTTGCATTACGTACATTTGGAGCCGTACAAGGTTCCACATTTATACAGCTATCACCCGAAACAGTCCCGCCATAAGGACAGCTATAAGTTTGCAAAACCGCCAAAATTTGAGTAAAACCGCAGTCATTGCCATTAGATTTCAAAATACACGATATATGGCCGGTTGTTGACGTATCCTGAAAACAGGTACGCGTTGTATAAGCGTCAGACATAGCGGCGGAACACTCAGACAACGAAATAAAAGTGGTCCCGCTATATGTATAATTGGTTGACGTTACCACCGCAGGATACGTATCGGCGAAAACCGATGACGAAAACAAAAGACCCGACAGAGCGACAAAAATTAATCTAGCCATAATTAACGCATGATGTAAAAAGGCAGATAAAGACCGACCAAAAAAGCCGCGTAATAGTACAGGTGTTCCATAATTCCCCCTAAACGAAAAAAAGCCCGGTTTTTACACCGAGCTTTTTAAACTAACTAAAAGACCGATTAACCCCAGCCCAATTTTTTAGAAATGATCTGGCCGCCTTTCATGAAAATCCCGACGGTAATCATTCCGGAAAATACGACTGTCATGGCGGTAGAAATTGCGCTTAAATCAACCGTTGCGGTCAGATCAGCCAACCCCAAAGCATGAGCCGATGTACCCATCAAAGCAGCAGAAGCGCCGACAGCGGTAAGTAAAATTCTTTTTAAAGATTTGTTCATAGTTTTTTTCCCATAATGGAATAGATAATAAAACGACCGCCCCACGCAAGCGCGACTAAGCCGTACGACAAAATAAAGCCAGCACCAACCGCTTCAGACATTACTAATGGATCAATATGCGAAAAATCAAACGGATAGTATTCACCCGCACTTAAAACCACGTAGTTAACGCAATTTGTCTGCATAACGTCGGGTACAAATGCATAGACATTCATAATAACGCCATCCTGTTTAAGAGCGCTGCTGGAAGTACCAGCAGTCAAAAGTGCAGTTTTAACGCAAATCATTAGAATCCCTCATGTGATGCTAACTATTTAGAGAACAGTCCCTAAATTCGGATAAAGAACGGTTCCGGCATGATCTGATGTGCAGACACTAAATTTTGCCGGTTTGTTCTGTTTATTACGCGTCGAAAACCGCCGAGCTTTGCGAGCTATGCGGCGAAGTTCAGACGATTGATTGTTGAACATTGACCTAAGCCCTAAGCCTTAGCCGGTTCTTTTTGGCGGAGCGGCGGCAATTTTTGAGAAATTGAAAAATCATCAATTGTTGCGCCAGTAGCCAATGACAGAAACGGAACGTCGTTAAATACGCCTATACGGGATGGAAACATGACATCCTGATCGACACCAACCAACGCCGCCGACGCTTGAATAACATCGATAGGTGCATCAGTCACGTTCAACCACATGGAATCCGGCTTAGACGGCATGAATAAAACCCGAATCCGTTTTTTAAATTCACCTTCGACCGGCTTACCGTCTTTATAGACTTGTTGCTGATCTTCTTTAATTTCTAAAAATTTACCTTTTGAAAATTGCATGTTGTTAATCCCCTTTCATTGTTAAAATTTGCTACAGTTATTTATAGAACTCCAAGGCCGCTAAAGCGGCGGGGAGGCGCTACGCGCCCTTCCCCCGCTCGCCTTAATGTCTTGGGGTTTTTGGATAATGGTCCACTTTTTAAGATGCGTGACCACGTCGAAAACATCGGCTGTAATACCAACAATTTTCCAGACGATCTCTTGATAGCGATTTAATTTCATCTCGCCGGTTTCTTCGTTAAATTCGTTCTTCTTTAACAGCTGTAATTCACGCTCTACGCGCTTTATCTCAGTGCCACCCATAACAACCAGAAAACCCGCCCAATCGTTATTAATGCAGCAGTCGCGAGCCTCGCGGATTACGTCATGTTCAATCTCTTTATCTTTAAGGCGCCGCAATTCTCGCCAGACTGACACGGACGCACCGCCCAGTTGTTGAAACTGACGGATGCCCCACGTTGAAGCCCACGCCCGGACCCGATCACTGACTTTATCGGTTGACTGGGTTGCGTCCTCGCTATCCATGCCAATATCAAAACCGATGTTTTTGGCGATGTATTTGGCGATATAGCCAGTTGCCGACACTTTCTTAACACCGTCCTTGGTTATGATTTCTTTCAGAATGCGCTTGGCATTGAAACGCGCGTCCATTGCGCCGGGCGATGCGAGTTCGTACGAATCCTCCTTACAGGCGTACTCTTGAATGGTTTCGGTAATCAGGTATTCATAATCACGCGGCATAAATAAAAGAATATGCCAATGCGGTGTTCCGTCATGGTGCGGTTCGGCCACGCGGAATCCGTAGGGCTTCGCGCCCCAGCTATCAAGCTCGGCCCGAATTCTTGACCAGACACCGACCAGATATTTTTGGGCATCCTTGGGCGTTGCGCCGTTGTATTTGGTGTTTTTTTGCAGACTCTTACCCATGAACCGGTGAAACTTAGACGGGCAGGTAATGGTGTAAAACATGCCGATATGGTCCTTGCTGTCGGCGTACTGCTCAAAGCCTGACATACGCACCATTAATTCAGCGCGGCGGTTTTCAGGATTTGCCAAACTGCTCTTTAATATGTCTAACATATCGAGTTCGTCGCCAGCGTCGGAAACGCACAGTTTTTGCTCCATGCCTTGCAGGGTATTTGCCCAACGTTCTTGCACATTGATAACAGTGGCATCCGAACAATATATTTGCCGACCCTTGGCAACGTTTCCGGCAAGTATCGACGTGGCTTCCCTGTCACGCGCGTCCTTTCGCAAAAGCTTACGAATCCACCAATCAACACACAGTACACGCAGAAAAAAAGAGTCGTCATTTGATGCTTTCGGCGGCTCTATGCCCTGACATTGCAGGTAAAAATAAACCAAGGTTTTACTAAAAATATATCGTTCTTCGATTGCCAATAAATGCTTAATGGCGAGTTTTTTGGCTTTGGCCTTGGTCATAGGCCGGGCGCTTGATCTAGCGTTTAGGTCGTCACGTATTGATTGAACTGTGCTCATTGTCCCGCCTTGATAGCTTGACGAATCAACGCGGCGACTCTTGCGCCCTCGGCAAGTTGCGTTATTTTGTACCCCCTGCCCCACGCCATCATTTCATTAAATGCGGTTTCTTTTTTGTAAGGGTTGCTATCGGTAATCATGGAATTTAAACCCCGACCGAAAGCGATTGAAACGGATGTGTGCCGCCAACCATGACCGCTGCAAGCATTACAGCCGCTGCCGTTGCATGTGCGGCAAAACTCCATTGCCCGAATATAATGCCGGTCGGCAAATGTTGAGGCGATTGCTTCATAATCATCCTGTTTTTTTTGAGCAGCTGCTTGCACGTTTTTTAGACCATAAAGGCGGTTGCGCAGGTGGGCATTGACGACCGGGAACAGGCTGCGGTAACTGAGCCAAAGAAAGCCCCATGTTTTGCGATGGCAAAGGCTCTGGATAATTGGCAGGAGGACAAACAGGAATAGCGCTGACATAAGCGACAGGAATAAAAACCTTTGAGCTATTAAACTCTTCCATTAAATCGGCATACGCGTAAAGATCATCTAGCGATATATCAATAATGCCTAACTCTGATGGATGCAAAGGCTTTTCCATTAGAAACCAAACCTTAAGCCAAACTCAATTGTTATAGCGCATGAAACAAGAAAACAGGCCGAGTTAAACAATTCGCGGTTTATAGCATTCATTTATCGACCCCCTGCCCCGGTATGCGCTCAACTTCGGGCGCACAGTCGTCGCACCAGATACCACGCTTTAGCCATTGATTAAAATCATACTGGCCGCGAAAATACCAGCCAACGAAAGCGCCTAAAATCAAAGCGGAAAGACCGACGGAAATAAGAAGGAAATCAATTAACCGAATCAGCTGTTCCATGTCGGCGGCGCTTAATTGGTTCATTGGTTGCCACCCTTACCAAACAAAACGGAACATTCGGACGGATGCGAAGAACAAAGACGAATTGCGCTCCCGTAACCAGTATCGTAAGCACACCAAACGAAAAAAACGAAAAGAGCGCCAACACAAGCACCTAAATAGGGATTCATTGATTGCCACCCTGCCCCACAGCTTCGGACGACTGAGCATCAGGAAAACAATTTGGGCAAAAGGGTGATAAACAATCACACACAAAAGGATCTGGATCACCCGCAAACAAATAGCCGCAACCCGGACAGGACATAACGCCGCAAACTGAACAGGGTTGTAAATAGGTGCCACCCTGCCCCGGAGCTTCGGGGATATGGGCAGGAGTGGCGCAAGCGTCCCCGATATTCGGTTGAAAGTAATCAAGCTTTTTCTTAAGCCGATCAACAAAGTTAATGTTATTTACTTCGCAAACCTTAAAATCGTCAGATTCTTGATGATTCAAGAAAGAGCGAGCGTAAATCATGCCTTGTATAAAGGCGAATTCACGAGTTGTAAGCGTAATCGTGACCGATTCACGCGGTGTAGGTGTTTTTGCGGATTGTGTTTGCATAGGCTTGCCTCTATGGTTATATAGTAGCAACATGCTACATGTGGCAAGATAATACGAGTTACAAACCGACAGTGTCAAGGCATAATGTAGCAACTTGCTACGTGGAGAAAGTAAAATGAAAACTATAATTGACTATCTTGATGATCTAAAAGAGAAATTTGGAAGCGATAACAAAGCAGCGAACGCACTAAATATCGCAAGAGAAAGGATCTCGCAAGTCAGAAAACGCGGTCAGCTTGGAGATGAAACAGCAATAAAAATTGCTGATGCTTTAGAAATAAGCAGAGACGAGGTTTTGATTGCCGCCGCAATCGCACGAAGCGAGGGCGAAGTTAAGAAGAGCTGGGAAAATATCTCAAAACACATGGGAATCGCAGCAAGCGTTACCCTTGCCAGTGCCCTGATGCTAACAAATTCAAGCGCTGGCGCTTTTTCTGACTTCGCAACATTCGCCTACCGAGTCTGTATATTATGTTA